GTTCTACAGTCGATTGGTCGAGGACTGCGTAAGGCGGACGACGGTCGTGATACCACACTGTACGATATCGCCGACGACCTACACTGGAAGAAGCACAAGAACTATACGTTGAATCATTCGGCTGAAAGAATTAAGATCTACTCCAAAGAAAAGTTCAAATTCAAAATATACGAGATACCATTAAAATGACAGAACTGAGCGACGTGAACATTCGCCATCTTAAACTCTCGACCGGCGAGGAACTTATCGCAATTGTACTCGATCAAGAGGAACTTGACTCCGAGGATCGATCTCCTGGTCTGATGGTTTTGCAGAGACCGATGAAAATTCATACCGTCGAAAAAAATAATATGATGTCGTTTCTATTCTACGAATGGCAACCGTTATCAAAATCTGATGTGTGTTATATCAATCCGATGCATGTCGTCTCTCACGTCGAGTGTGATGACCAGGTCAAAGGCCAGTACATAAACATCTGCGTTAACGATGATTCTCCGTTGCCATCTGAACCGTCAAGCGATATCGAATCAGAATTTGAAAATCTTGTTATCGATAGTACAGATTCTGATGGACCTACATACCACTGATACTGGTATATTCCCCTGCCCGCCGGCGACTAAATTATTATATCACAGTTCATTTGATTTGTAAATAGACAACTCGTTTTACATATCCATTTGACTGTGGTATAATAGTCTTTATAAAATAATTGGAGAAGTTATGAAACGCGCACCTCAACACTATGTGAATAACAAAGAGTTCTCTCAGGCGGTCGTTGACTATGTCGAAAAGGTCAACGAGGCAGAGGCTGCTGGTGATCCTGTACCAAACGTGCCGGACTATATTGCTCAGTGTTTTCTTAAAATCTCTGATGGCTTGTCGCACAAACCCAACTTTATTCGATACACCTATCGTGAAGAGATGGTAATGGACGGTGTTGAGAACTGTCTTAAGGCCATTACGAACTACAACATTGATACCGCCACACGAACGGGTACTCCCAACGCCTTCTCTTATTTTACGCAGATCTGCTACTATGCGTTTCTTCGTCGTCTAGCAAAAGAAAAGCGACAGCAGGATATTCGATTCAAGTATATGGAGGACGCAGGCGTAGAAGAGTTTCTTCAGGAGACAGGTGACGTTAACGTTGATGCTGGCAATCGTGCGTTTGTTGATTCACTACGGGATCGCATTGAGCAGGTCCACAATCGAGACGAACTGCTGAAGGAGTACGGTAAAAAGGATAAGGAGGAAACGAAAAAGAAACCGCCCAAAGGAATCGAAATGTTTATGGAGCTGGACAAGGAGATTGAAAATGATTGATTCATATATTGCTGGAGAGATCGAAGGAACTGACCTGAGTGACTATGAAGGAACGTATGAGACCGAAACGTATGGACTTACCGATAATCTGGATGATTGGCATTGGTCGAGGTTGGAGATGAATGGCTTCCTAGGTTGGTGGGATGCTGCAAAATATATTATTCATAACTTTAATGTTGTGAAGTGCCAACTCACTCCGGTTGCCCTTGATAAGGGTAAGGAGCTTCTTGCAAAAAGTATTCGATTGGATAATATTGAGGATCTTTCAGACTACTTGTCACCAGATGACGAGATCTATTTGTATAACGTATACCAAATGCCAGATGATTGTAAGTTTGATGAAGAGTCAAATACACTTAAATACATTAAAAGAGATAAGAAGTGGGTTGTTCGGTACTCTATGGTTCCTTCTTCTAAGTAAATAGTATGACTAAGATTGCAGTAATCAACGACACACACTTTGGTGTTCGTAATTCTTCGGATATCTTTATCGAGTACCACCGCCGATTCTTTGAGGAAACGTTCTTTCCTTATGCGAAGAAACACGGCATCAAACATATTCTTCATGCCGGTGATCTGTACGACAATCGTAAGTACATTAACTTTAAGGTGCAGCACGCGTCTCGCAAGATGTTTCTTGAGCGCCTCAGCGAGTTAGGAATGACAATGGACATCATTCCTGGTAATCATGATGTGTACTATAAATCGACTAACGATCTTAACTCGCTGAAAGAACTACTAGGTTATTTTACATCCAATGTCAATGTGATCATGGAACCACGTGTAATGGACTACGATGGTCTACGTATCGGTATGTTACCTTGGATTAACGCCGAGAATCAGTCGGAGTCGATGCGATTCATCGATCGATGCGATGCACCGTGGCTCATCGGTCATCTTGAACTCGCGGGATTTGATATGATGCCCGGTATGAAATCGACTGACGGTATGTCCGCCGACAAACTCAGCAAGTTCGAGACTGTTCTTTCTGGTCACTTTCATACAAAGTCGCAGCAGGGTAACGTTCGATATCTTGGATCACAGATGGAGTTCACATGGGCGGACGCCGGCGATCCTAAGTACTTTCACGTTATTGATACTCAGACACGTGAAATCGAGGCGGTACGTTGTCCGATCACGATGTTCGAAAAGATCTACTACGACGACCAGAAAATGAATTACTTCGAGGACTATGACGTCTCTTGTCTAGATGGTAAGTTCGTTAAGGTCGTCGTTGTGAACAAGACCGATCCGTTTACATTTGATCGATTTATTGATAGAATACAACAGATCGACCATCACGACTTAAAGATTGCAGAGAACTTCGAGGAGTTCGTCGGTGATAACGTTGAGGTTGACGACGAGATCTCCGTGGAGGATACGACTCAGCTACTCGACTCGTACGTCGATAACTCCGAGACGGATCTTGAGAAGGATCGGCTTAAGGAACTTATGCGGTCGGTCTATGTAGAAGCATGTAATCAGGAAATCGTATGAGCATTCGTTTTAAGAACGTGCGTTGGAAGAACTTTCTTTCGACCGGTAATAACTGGACCGAAGTGGCACTGGATCAGTATCGATCAACGCTGATCGTTGGTGAGAACGGATCCGGTAAGTCGACGATGCTCGATGCTCTGTCTTTTGGTCTGTTCGGTAAGGCGCATCGTAACATCAAGAAGGATCAGCTCGTCAATTCGATCAACGAAAAGTCGGCGGAGATCGAGGTCGAGTTCGATGTTGGTCGACACTCGTTTCGCGTCTATCGTGGCATTAGACCGAATAAGTTTGAGATCTGGCAGAACGGTAAGTTGATCAACCAGTCCGCCAACGCTCGTGACTATCAGAAGTATCTCGAGCAGTCGATTCTGAAGTTGAATCATAAGTCGTTTCATCAGATCGTAGTCCTTGGTTCATCGAGCTTTATTCCGTTCATGCAGCTGCCCGCGCATACGCGACGCGAGGTCATAGAGGATCTTCTCGATATTCAGATTTTTTCTAAGATGGGCTCGATTCTTAAGGAGCAGCTATCGGTTGTCAAGGAAAAAATCAAAGAGATCGACTATACAGTAAGTTTGACCAAGGAAAAGATCGACCTTCAACAGAAGTATATTCGAGACATTACAGAGATCAACTCTGAACAGATTCGACAAAAGCGCGAGGAGATCACTCAGTATCAGACAGAGATTAAGTCTCTACAAGCTCGAAACTCGACTCTCTCAGAAGAGATCAAGCAAAAAGGAGACGGTGTCGATCAGAAAATCTCAGATCTCTCAAGTAAGCGAGAAAAGGTACTCGGCTACAAGGCTCAATTCGAACAGCAGATATCGTCTGTGGTCAAAGAAGCAAAGTTTTATGAGGAAAACGATAGTTGCCCCACATGTACTCAAAGTATACGTAATGAACTTCGAAAAGAAAAGCTTGCTTTAGCAAAAGAGAAGGCTCGTGAGCTCAAAGAAGCCTTGGACCATGCCACTCAAGAGTCGTCTACTCTGGAATCAAATCTTAAGGACCTCAGGGAACTATCGTCTGAAGTATCGAATGCAACCTCCGAGATACACACTAATAATCGAGACATCGAGAGGCTGCAAAAGTCGATATCTGATACAGAGGCTTTCGTAGAAGAGTTGAACGGAAAGGGTGGCGACCTTCAGGTCGCGAACGAAGAGCTGCGCCATCTGAAAGAAGAAAAGGAGAGTCTGACCGAGAAAAAACTCGAACTGATGAACACGCAGACGTATAAGCAGGCGGCAGCAGAAATGCTTAAAGACTCGGGCATCAAGACCAAGGTCATTCGTGAGTATCTGCCAGTCATGAATAATCTGATCAATAAGTATCTGCAGGTACTGGACTTTTTTGTGTCATTTCATCTTGACGAGAGCTTTAACGAGTCGATTCGTTCTCGTTATCGCGATGCGTTTAACTATGCATCGTTCTCTGAGGGTGAGAAGAGTCGTAT